TTATGATGAACTCCACCAACAATCAACTGAAGCACTCCAACGGGAATATCATCATACCCTCGATCCAATAAAGACTCAGCACCCTCGATCTTACGCTGAGATGCCCAGTCCTCTGGATATTGTTTTAGTTGGGCAACAATCTTTGAAATGTCAATCCCTGTTTTTATTACTTTAATATTGTTCAAAAGAAATCCTCTAGTGATGAACGTTCTTCGGTTGACCAATTGACGGCATCAAGAATAATTTGTAAAGGGTCAATAAATGATTTCTGAAACATCAGATCGTAATCTATGTATTGAGCCAAACCAAACTCTTCAGGCAACTCACCAACAAAGGCAATTACATCTTCCTGAAATACATTTGGTAATTTTAGATAAACAAATTTAATTCTATCACCCTCACGAATCTCTTCGTATTTCTTAGTCAACCCCAGTCGCTTTAAATGGTGGTTGTGTAGTAATGAACCTCTAACATGGATAGGTGTACCCTTCGCGTAGATGGGTGACCCAGTGTACTTCTTCAGGTTATTCACTCCGCGAGGGAAGGCGATATCCTGTGCCCGCATCTTCAAGAAATCGCCCTTGAATTCATCAACGAATGATCTAAGATCAACTTCTTCCTTATGAAGAATAACCTTTACCGAGTAGCGCAGTGACTGGCGGATCAATGCTGGAGTTGAAGACTTAACCATCTCAAGTCCAGAGATTTTAATCTTAGGCTCCGCATACTGAACGCCCTCTGAGTTATGAACGTTCATTAGGTAACGCTTCTTCGCTGTCCAGATAGCCTTGTCCGCAAGCACCTCACGCTTCATGATCATCTTTTGCTGATAGGCGTTCATGTAATCCGCCAACTCTTGATAACCCTTATCAATGAACGGGATGAATGCTTCTTCACAAATCTTATCCATGTACTTAATTTTATCTTCAGTGCTCTTACCCTTACAGGTAGTCTCAACTAAAGTTTCAAGTGATAGATAAATCGAATCAGTATCAATGGCCACAACATAATCTTTGTCGATAGTCTTCATGATTTTATTCATGTACACGTTTAGCCTATTTGCCATCCAACGAATAGATACCTGACCCGATGTGGTGATACCCTCGGCGATACGAATATCAAAGTATCTGAAGTAAGCGTTACCGATCGCACCATAGACTGAGTTCAGTGCAATCTTCATTGCCATCTGAAGATTATTTAGACGAGAAATATCTTTCAGCAATTCTTTATTCTTAGTCAACTCATACTCTTGCTGAGCCTTGATCATTTGCTTCTTGTACATAGAGCGGTCTTTGTACATCTTTTCCATCAACGCTGGAATAAACCCCTGATCATCTCTACGATAACAAACACCGTTAGCAGTCATGGTAAGATTCATTTCTAAGAGTCTTGTTGTATCAACTTCCTGATACAATAACTTATCAACCGTACAATTATGATCTCTATATGGAACCATTGTTTCTGGACTGATATTGTATTGCATGATCAAATGCGGGTATAGTGAGTTCAAGTCAAAGGAGGCCAACCATTTATGCGCACCTAGGATTGGATCTTTAACGTATGCTCCGGCAAACTGTTCATCTTTATGTGAATGGTTCTTAGCGGGAATTACGATATTACCCTCGCGGAGATGATTGTAAATGATCGCATCCCACATGCGAATTTGACTGAACACGTCTTCATAGTTTACCTTGGCGTTATAGGCCATGGTAACAATCAACTCGATCAGCTTCATCTTATCTTCTAGCTTGTCCACTAGAACCGTATCATGTATGTTATAGTCTACGAATAGATCCCAGTGATCAGTGTAGAAGTCTTTAAATGAATCACCTGGATTCGCTTTCTTGTGATCACCTAATTCAACTTCAGCGATGTAGTCCAGTTTGTATGATTCTTGTTTTGTATAGGTAAACTTTTTATACAGATCAAGGTAATCAAGAATTGCCACACCAGCAATATTATACGAGATGTGTTGACGCCCCTGAATACCAACAACCTTTTCCTTGATGATATTCCATGGGGATAGTTTTGATGCCGACGTTTCTCCGATCACCTTTTCAATACGACGAACGAGATACGGAATATCAAATAAGTTTACATTCCAACCAGTCACAACATCTGGATAATTATTTTGCCAGAAGATCATAAACTCTTTGAGCATGTGCGCTTCATCCACGCATCTAATATAGTTTACATCATCGCGAGTCTTACTCCAATCCTTCCACCCGAAGGTAGTGATAGCCTTACTTACTTTGTCTTGTAAACTAATCAGAAGAACCTTTTCATTGGCTGTGACGATATCCGGAAATCCATTTTCCGTTTCCGTTTCAATATCCATGGACAGAGTTTTGATATGATCCATGTCACCAATGACTTCTTTACCAAGGTATTTGTCAGAGATATACTGAGCAATGAAATTGTCGTTGCCATGAATTGTGAACCCATGAACGTCTTTGTATTGCTCAACGAACTCTCGCGTTGCGTTGATACTTCCTGGCTTCACCTCAAATACTTTCTTACCGTATAGACTTCGCCATTGCGTTTGTTGATCCTTATCGCTCTCAACGTACATAGTTGGTTGAAAGTCAACCTTACTTAAATATGGAATTCCGTTCTTAACACCGCGAACGAAGATTCTATCTCCACGCAAAAAACAGTTGGTATAAAATTCTGACATAAAATCCTTGACTTGAAAAGTGTTAAGGTATAAATAATTATACCATACACCGGATTAAAAGTAAACTCAAATGATTACCCTAAAAGAATTCATCGAATTAAACGAGATCTCAAGAATAGGTGCAAAGACATTTACGGGTTCTGGTACATTGAGTAACTACGATGGTACGCTTTTCCCAAAGGCGAAGTGGTTGCCTGGGAATGCTGGATTGATGTATGATATAACAATGAAATCGCATCCAATCATTCTACTGATTGATCCATATAAGAAAACTGGAAGTAAGGTGATTGGTGAGTTGACGCTGATACGCTGGGAACCATTTCCCATGAAGAACTCATACAAGGTAGACACAATTACAGTGGATACAAAATACAGAGGGAAGGGTATCGCAAAAGCATTATATGGTATTGTGTTATCAATTCTTCATATCAATCTGCTCTCTGGTATTTCACAAACACCAGGAGGGCGAATAAATTGGATCAGCCTGAATAGAATTCCAGGCTGCGAAGTCAAGGGGTATCTATCATTACCAGATAAATTGTTTAATAGTAATACAACTCCACTCAAGGATGCACTGGATTCAATCATGGATCTTGGCACTGATTACCTTGGAGCGAAATCGTATAAGGGTAATAAGACTCACTATTTCACATTCCCAGTTTCAGAGTCAGACAATGGAGAATTGTCCATGGAGTTGGAAACAAAAATCAAATTGTATTCCAACTTCCATGAAGAGCATGTGAAGACTGGCTTAGTGGCCAGTTGGGTTGGTTAGTCATTTTCCTCATACACGTTATTGTAAAACTCAGCATTCATAAAACTTTTAAGTTCAGCGATGATTTCATTATCAAAATCTTGCTTAGTCTTACCTGTCTCGGCTGTAATTTCTTTCCAAATTTCTTCTTGAAGAATTCTAGCCAATTCTGCTTCAACGTCAATTCCGTGATAGTGATCATTCATTTATTTCTCCTAGACAGTTTTACCGTAAAATAACATCATGGCGTCCAACGCGCAATCATGTAACGGATTATGTTTAATTACGTTATACGATTCAAACCCCTCAAAGTCAACGGCGCAATATCCGTTCTTCGATCCAGTCAGACAATCCACGGCAGTGCGAACATCACGGTATGTGTTGTATGGCATTAGGCGTTCCTTGCCTAATTGCTTACACAGATCATCAATACAGGTTTGATCCATGGAACCACGAGTCCAAATAATATTCTTTCGGGTTCGTTGTTTAACATAGTCCAACAATAAATCAACGCCATCCTCAACAAGCAAATCTGTATCCAGGGGTTTCATTGAGAAATCTCGGATGGATTTATGTTGCTTACTCCACCAATCCATGGTATCCCGTTCAACGTTACGCTTGAGGCGCATGATCTGATCTTCGGCGTTAAACTTTACCACAAGGCCACTGTTCAACATGTCCTCAAAGGATGGTCTAGGGGTATCAATGTAAATAATCGCAGCCGATAAAATTACAGCATTGGAAGAGGTTGATAGCGTTTCAATATCAAATACAAACATATTATTCCTTATTTAATCAAGTCAGCTGTATCAGCGACATCTTTATCTTCACGGACTTCAATCAAGATAGGTAAGAACAAAGACTGCTCACCCTTACTATTTTTAATCCGCATGTTATATTTTACCGCAACAATTTTACCGATATAGAAACTCTCAGGTAATGATCGAGTAGCATCTGTGAATCCAGAACCAACGGATACCTTTACAATACCATCAGCTGACTCGCACATCAATGAACCTAACATGGCTGGGTTCTTTTTATGTGGAGTGGTTCCAACCACAAGCAGGTCGCATTCCTCTTCACCCTTGAATTTAATCTGAGTCTTTGAACGCTTATCTTCCCAGACGCCACTCTTGTCTTTCAGAATAATACCCTCAAACCCATCATTCAAATAACCCTCAAAAATCTCTTGAGCTTCTTCAAGCGAATTCACAATGGTGGATTCAACAATGTGAAGTTTAGTGGGAATGGTCTTGTTCTGAAGTTTAGCAAAGCGTGACTCATAGCTGAATGGAGCATACCCATCAGTGAACATGACGTATGGAATTACATCCCACAACTGAGCATGAACCTGTTTAGCCTCTTTCTCTGTGATTGTACCCTTGTTTGCTTTATTCAAAATACCGTTACCCGTCTGACGATCAAGAATGTAACCTTCATCGTCAGCCACAAGCAACTCACCATCAAACACGCTATCAACTCCAGCGGCCAACTCAATGAACTCTTGCTCAAGGTTCCCCAGCAACTGAATCTCTTTACCGTTACGACTACGAAACTCGCAAGACTTACCACGAACAATTGCGTTGAAGCGCATGCCGTCTTCTTTCTTTTGAGCAATAGCGGGGAATTTGATTTTGTTTACCAGCTTAACATCAAACGGTGAACAAAGCATCACGGGATACTCGGCAATCAGAAACGGCCAAACCTTATTGGCAGTTGATGCTCCGAAGCCAGCATGGAGGTCTTTCTTAATGATTCGTTCGATGACCTTGGCGTCACCCTCAGATAATCCTGAGAGAATAGATCGAAGATGATCAACTGCCGC